GTTCTCCGGCGTGGGCTTAATGCGCTTCATTACTTCTTCCCATTCCGGCGTGTCTGGTTTAACTATACGCTGCTTAGAATAAGGAATTTTACCCGTTGCTTCAGCAGTTGTCGGTTTGAACGGTTTAACAAACTTTTCCTCAACCAGTTTCCCGGACCGCTTTAACTTGGGCTTCGGTTTTAACCCAACAACCATTGCCCAGTGGTTGCGGTTGGCTAATGCTTTAAACCTGTCTTTGGCAGGTAAATCAGCAAGTCTAAATTCTTCTTCCAAGTTATATCCTCTCAACCTCGCAACCCGTTCAGCAACCTTTGTTAAGCCCCTGCCTTCTGCCCCCTTCGATATAGATTGGACTATGTCGTTAAGTTCGGTTATATCTGCCCTCTGCCACGTCTTTTTAGGCACTTCCGGCAGTGCTTCTGATAGAAATTCTACCATTGCACGTTTAGATTCTGTCGGCAGCGCACCTTTTCCGGAAATAATCTGCCTTATCCTGGCTGCCTGCTGGACTTGACGCTCGGTTTCGGGTTTAATTTCTTCAATAATTTTAGTAAGTCGTTCCTGACCCGTTTCCGGCCTAAATGTACGCGGCTTTAAAACTTCTCTCGTGCCTGCTGTAAACTGCGTGCCGGGCGGAAGCATTAAAGGTTCTTTTTTGGGTGCCGGCGGTTCGATTTTTGGTACTGGCTTTGGTGCGCCTTTAAATACGCGCCTCAGCCCTGCGCCGGCAATTGGGCCTGCCGCGCCGAACGCGCCAAAAATAGCAGTTTCTTTGGGTATGTCCTTCGCGGCTTCAAGCGGCTTTTCGCCCTGCGCTATTTTCGCCCCTGCGCTCATAGTGCCAAATACGGCTCCTGTCCCGGCAGTTCTCACGGCTCCGGAAGCTACGCGCCCTGCCAGCGGCCCAAACCTTGCTGCTGCCCCAAGCCCTGCGCGCCCGGCCAGCGGTGCAATTGCCGCTCCGCCGGTAAGACCGGCCAGCGCAACTGGTGCCGCAATGCCAACTAATCCGCCAAGTATATCGGCCACAATATCAGCAGTTCCTTGCCGTGGTGCTATTTCTCCCGGAGCAAGGCCAAAGGTGGCAGATTCGGCGGCAGAACGTCCCAAGCGGCCAAAAAACCTACCAACGCTTGATTGTTCAGTTGTTGGTTTGGTTTTCGTTTCTTTTTTAAATTCGTCGAAAACAGAACTTATGCCGTCGCCGGTGGATACTGCTTCCCCTTGTTTAAAATCGTCGAAAATTGCATCTATGCCATTTTTTTTAGTTGCCACTTTATCCACCTGCCTTTATTCTCCACCTTGCCAATTTTTGTACAGATATAATTTTTCTATATCCACGCCTTCTCTAGCCAACGCAGCAAGTCTTTGTTCGTCACTTAAAAATTCTTCCCTTTCTTTTATTGACAATGGTAGATACCTGCTTAGTGCTTGGTTCGTTGCATATTCATCAATTTTAGGCGGCTTCTCGCCTGGAATATCAATGCCCAAAAGCGACTGGGCAAGTACCTTCTCGTCGTCGGTCAAAAAGTCCAGGCCATAGTTGTTAATTTTGTTCCACAAGTTCTGTTTAACCTGGTAGTCCGGCTGTTCCCGCTCAAACGCCTGCTGTTGCAATAACCTCTGCATGGCCGCTTCGCTGCTCGCCCTTACCCTCGCCATGGCTGCAGCGTTATTTTCGCGGGCCAGTTTTAGCCTCGCCAGCCTGTCATCAACCGCTTTCTGCGCTTCAAAAGAAGGCGTTCCCACCGGTATACCCAAAGCAATCGAAGCAAGGTTATCGACGTAGCCAAGATTTTTCACCCTGTCCCACGCTCGTTTAATTTGAGTTTCTTCGGCCTCAATCTGCATTTGTTGTTCCGCAATCTGCCGCTCGTACTGCTGCTGCTCTAACCCCGAATAAGCGCCCAACAAGTCTAAAAGATTCCTTACTTCACCTTGTCTTATCCCGTACGCCTGCTCCATCACCTGTGGCAATATTTGCGTCATATACTGTTGCTGTATCTGTGCAATCCTGTCGCCCGTTATGGTGGAACTGAGTATACCGCGACGGTTCAGTTCTTCCATTGCCCTGCGAGAGGCCAGGTCTGCCGCCTGCTGCGCCGCTTCCAGGTTAGCTTTGTAGTAAGGCGACTGTGTTATGTCTACAGGTTGAGTTAGTCTTTGTTCCAACCGCCCTAGAATGTTCTCCATCTTCTGCCTGTACTGGGCCGGCGGTTCAACACGTGTTTGAACCGACAAAGTTGCTTTAGGTTGAACCGCCGGCCCGGAAACAGGTTTAGGCGCAGTTGTGGTTGCAGGCTTGGGCACAATCTCCCCCGGGAGTTTCAGCACCTGCCCCGGATAAATCCTGTTCGGATCTTTGATTTGCGGGTTCAGTTTAGCTATTTCTTTGTACTTTGCGCCGCTTCCAAGTTGTTTTTTTGCTATGTCCCACAGGGTATCGCCTTTTTTGACTGTGTATGCCAATTTTCTACCCCCTTTCGGAAAAGGGCAATAAAAAACACCCCGGAGGGTGTTATTCGAGTTCTTCTATCCATACCGTATCGCCGTCTATTCTGGCTTTTAGGCCGAGTTCAGAGGCTTTGATATAGGGTTTCGTAATGTAAATAAAATATACGCAACCCTTTGTATATTCTTTAGGAGGCCCCTCGATTTCTAAATAGTATGGCTCGTGTCCAGGTATTTCAAAGTGCGGGTAGTTATTAAATATCTGATATGGAATGTATTGCGCTCCATCCATGACAAAAAACTTGTTTTTGAGTTCTGGCTCCCAAATATCAAACAACTTAGTTTTATAAGTATAGTATCCCGCTTTTGATAATGTGTGGTCTTTTGTTTCTAGTATTACTTCCCTTGTTTCTTGGTTCCAGCTTACATTATAACCGAACATTTTGCAGGCTTCCCTCACAGGTAAGTAACTGGTTCCTTCTATAACTATGACATCCTGCATTGCTTTCTTGCCATTTATAACCAAAGGCAATGTTCCTTCCACCACCTTACCGATTACTCCGTCGCCGAAAGCCGGGGCAGCTAACATTAAAATTACCCCTATAATTAGCCCAGCAATAAATCTTTTCATTTTAATCCCCCTTTAATGTTTTGGGAATATCTTACCACATTATCAGAGGATTATACAAGATTATAAGTTTGAAGTGCATCTATTAACTCGTTTAATTTATCAATAGTTTGGGTTAGAGTTGCGTCAGTAGATAAGTTTGAAACCGTCGTTTGGGCAACTGCGCTACTGTTAAAAAACCCTATATTCCCCTGGAATTCTACATTGCCGGGGACAAAAACATCTCCGTCCACATCACCAATTGATATAGTTGGAGATGTTAAATCTAATGTAACTACTCCGGTTATCAATACATGGTCATGACTTATAAAGACTTCCTCATACCCTGCCGCCGTCGTTCTGCCGATATAACCTGTCATGGTACTATTTAAATACCATTCTAGGTAACCATTGGTACCGTTTAAGACAAAGCCGTCTTTAACGTCATTGTTAAGAGACTTTAACTCATCTCCGTTCATTACTATTCTGCGCCCCGTTGTAGCGGTCTGAATTGTGCCACCGGTAATAACCCCGTTACCGGTGGAATCCAGAGTTATTGCCTTGGTTCCTGCAGCGTTGTACATGTTAAAAATAAACCCGCTGGAATCTGCGCTGTAACCCATTTCAATTCTCAAAGCCCCGCCGGAAGTAGAGCCTTCTACCGTTGCCGGAGTGTCATACATTTTGAGCGTAGGCCCTTTTATCAAAGTCTCCCCGTACCTTGACTGTATGACACATTCTTCCGTGTGGAGGCGTTTTACATTGTCGTGGTCAAGGTGGCTGATAATGTACTCCAGCGTCCTAGAAAGGCGGACTAAGCGGTCAAGAAATTCTTCTTTCGACATGTCTTCTTCAAACCTGGGAATCGGTATTGTAGGCATAGCATCACCTCGTTACGCCGTAATTTTTCTGCAAGAAATGGATTGTCGCCTTGCCCGTACCGGCAAACCTCAGCCTGTACCAGTCAGCTTTGGAAATAGCGTTCAACGGCAGAACAATCCTTTGGTTCTGCACTTCGCTTGAGCCTGACAGGGTTGTTATAGCCGTAAAGCTGGTGCTATCATTATTGTTTACATTAGTGTTGTACCCTACGGTAAAACTCGTGCTGCCGGTCGAAATGTCAGCTACCAACCACATATCCGAAAGCGTCTTTGGTTCGCCAATGTATCCTTCCGTAAATGGCTTGGTGATAAACTCCCAAGATATAGGCGTAGTTGAATCAAGGCCCTCTGTCGCCGAGAGGTCGCGCATGTTCCATACTTGACCGGCGTTATCAATACCGTAGAGCGTATCTCCGATAGTCACGAAGTCAACGAAACTGCCCGTTTCCACGTTCCATTTTTTTAGCCGCGTGTCATATTTAAGCAGCAGGTTATTCTCCGTAGCACTGGAGCCGTAAGGTATGGCAAGATAATAATATCTCCCTGTGGCCCCGCCAACGCACTTTTCCTTATAATCCAAATTGATATTCCTTAAATACTCGTCAACCTGGTCGCTTACCTTTTTGGCTGCGCCGCCGCCGTACTCACAAACTTCGTTATACCACAACCAGTAAAGTTTCCTGTCGGCTATGGCTATAGACCGGTGGCTAATACAACCTTTATTCCCTTCCACGTCTATTAACTCATAACTATACGAACCCGTGCCCCATAACTCATGCATGCTGTACTCGCAGAAAGCAATAACGTGGTCGGCATAAGTTGTTATACCAGTGCCGTCGCCCTTTGCCCTCGTTATTGTGATACTCCCCGCGTCATCAGCAGTAGTCCAGTCGTTAATCAAGTTTAGCGCACAGAAATAAATAACCGCACCCTTTAGCGCGTATATCCTTCCTTTATGGACTGTAAATTTGTCAGTGTAGGGTGTGTTGGCATCACCCAAGTTAAGTGCCGTAGAAGTGCCATCCCAATACTTGCGCTGGGTACTATTCATTAGAATAGTATATCGCGTTGTGCCAGTGACAAACTCAGCTATTTCCGCCCTGGCTGTACTTGTTAAACTGGTTGTGAGTGTCGTCCATGCCGTTGAGCCAGACGGCCAATATTTCCAAGTATTGCCGTCAACCGCGTGCAGCTGGATATTAGCACGTTGGCCCAAAGAATAAGCACTAGTTGATAGTGCCAGTGTATAGGTACTTCTTGGTGGTCTTACCGTGATAGATGGGTATTCCCTAGTATCAACATTACGATTATAGACATGCTCAGAGTCGGCAATCATTAAAGGCGGAACAGCAGTATTTATCCCGTCGCCAAAAGTCAGTATCTTACTTTCTTTTTTAGCCATCCCACCACCCCTGCCTGTAATCCCAGTTCTCACGGGATTTTCTGTACTTGCGTTTGTAGTAATTCATCTTTATTTTTTTAAGCGTTTCGTCGTAAAGTGACTGGTAGTATAAAACTAGGTTCGTGTCCGGGTTGTTGCCGCTCCCAGCAATGTCTCTTAAAACGCGCCACTTTAAAATATCTTGGTATTCCTCGTTTATATCAGGGACGTTGCTTAAAGTACCTGTACTAAGTTGCGTGGGCGACGCTTCATAAGTAACCTTGACGCTGTATCCACCGCCGGAATCAGAACTTGGCTTGGGATACAAGCCCAAATTCCCCAAAGCATCATAATACTGCTCGCCGGTCAATTCGTCATCCGGACCAGCGTACTCATAGGAGACATAACTTTCAGTACCGTCTATCGTGGTAGAGCTGGACACTTCTACAGACTTAATCATATCAAATGCACAATCAGAAGGTAATGTATAAAGAGCCTGCCCTGCTATAGTATCAAATTCGTAAATCTCTGTAGAAGCCATGTAACGCCATATTTCGTTTTGGGTGTCGTTTATCCAGCCAATTAGAACAGCATCAGTAAAGGTGGCTGTTGAACAAGGTAATCTTGTGCGAATATCATTTAATATCTGTTGTACAGTAGGCATCTAATCACCACCTTGTTGCACATTAAAAAAATCAGCAGTAAACTAGGTTTCGGGAATAGAAAAGGCGTCAAGTTTGTTGTGTTCTTATGCGGCCCTAAACGATATGCCGTATAGTGAAAACCATACATTACTGCCATCTTTTGCGACAATATCCCCATTTGTGTATATTACACAATAACCGAACGCACCATTTGATACAACCGGAACATATAATTGTTCTAATGGTCTGTATCCATCCGGTAGGTTATATATTGCAGCGTCGATTGTTCCATTTTTTACCAAACCTGAAAGATGTACAATGCCGTAAGCGTCTTTATAATATC